TAAGGAACAGTACGGTCTTGAGTTGGTTTATTTTAATGATGACGATTTTGCGGCTAATAAGGAGTGGTTATCTGATTTTTGTGATAAATTCAGACCACTTGGAATGGAGTTTTGTGGTTCAATTAGAGCGAGTAGTGTAGATTATGACAGTCTTAAGATGATGAGAGACGCTGGTTGTACTTTTATGAATATTGCTATGGAATCAGCGAATCCAAAAACTCAAAAGTTTTTAAGACGTGGTTTTGTAACTAATGAACAAATCATAAATGCATGCAAAATTAGTGAAGAACTAGGAATTAAAATTAGATTACAAAATATGGTAGGTTTACCAGTAGAAAATCCTTTGCAAGACGCTTTAGAAACTCTAGAAATGAATCAAAAAATTAATCCCACAGATTCTTGGGCTTCAATTTTCCAACCTTTTCCTAGAACAGATTTGTGGCAGTTCTGTATAGATAATGATATAATTGATGATAAGACAGATACTGGAGATTTCTTTAAGCATACGGTCCTAAAAATTCCAGATGCTGAAAAGATTGATAGATTACAAAAATGGTGGTTCTTCGCTATAAAGTATCAAATACCAATAGAAGTAATAAAAGTTTTAATTGAATTACCTTATACAGAAGAACAACTACAAAAACTACAAGATATTCGTTGGGATATCGGAAAGAGGCTTTTATATGGGATTTAAGAGATTAGTTTTTTATAATCATTTTGGAGCAGGAGATATTTTCGAGTCTAGAGAGTTTGTTAAAGATTGGATGAAGCTAGTTCCAGCAGAAAAATACTTTTATGCACATGGAAAACATCCTAAAATTCTAAAAGACCTTCCAGAACTAGAATTTACACCCGTTACTGAAGAAATGAATGGAATGAAAGACGTAACTTTTTCTGGAGAAGATTTATTTGTAAATACTTGGATTGGAAGAGATGGAAGATATGTACTTCCTGGAATTGGTTGTGTAGTAGAAAAACTTTATGAAATGCATAATGATATGCTTTATAGATATGGTTTTGGACAACTTCCTAGACAGATTCTGGAGTATGTTCCTACACTTGATTATTCTTATTATAAAACAGATACAATAAATGATTTTATAGCTAAGTATTCTGGGGGAATGATATTAATTAGTAATGGAAATGTCCAATCAAGTCAAGCTAATAACTTTGATATGACCCCCTCTATTTTATCAATATGTGACAAGTTTACAAATAATACTTTTATAATAACTCAACCTATTGTAGAAACTAAGCCAAACTTATTTTTATCTACTGATATAATTAAATCAGAAGAACCTTTTGATTTAAATGAAGTTTCATATCTTAGTTTATTCTGTGGTACAATAATTGGTAGAAATTCTGGACCCCACGTTTTTGCTCAAGTTTTACCTAATTGGATGAGTAGCAATAGTAAGAAAATATTATCTTTTACTTATACAAATATAGCGGCGACTTTTGTACTTAATCAAACAGTTAGGATGAGAAAATTCTGGTCTCCAGCAACTACACCAGAAGAAGTAACTTCTACTATGGAAAGGGTGATTGAATATCATGAATAAAATTTTAGTGGGAATAGGAACCTTTGGTAATCTTCAATTTACCAAAATGACCATAACTTCAATAAAAGAAACTTCAAGCTATCCCTTAGATTTTTTTATAGTAATAGGAAAACCAAATGATTTTGAAACCAGAGATTATTGTGTAGAAAATAATATTCCTTTTACTATGCATGAACAGAATATGGGTTTCCCATACTCTGTAAATGATATCTATGACTATGCTTGGAAAAAGACTAATAAAATAATTTATGACTATCTTATTATAACTGGTAATGATATTGTAGCTTATCCTTATGCTATAGATTCATTAATTGAAGTAGCAGATAATTATGACTATGAGGTTATAAGTGGTTCTCAATATGATATTAGAAGTTTGATTACAGAACATCCAGAAGCAAGACAGTGGTTTTATGGAGATGCTCTTCTGTTTAATAATTTTGATATACATCCTTGGGAACTATTTATAGGATATTCTAAAGAACCCTTAATTTCTGATATGGCTCTTTCTGATATTCAAAATTTTTGCTTATATAAAAAAAGTGTATTTGATAAAATAGGATATACAGATGTTAATTTTTATCCCGCTTACTATATTGATAATGACTATGCAAGACGAATTGTAAATTCAGGAATTAGATGTTGCACCTTAAGAAATGCTAGATTCTTTCATTTCTGGAGTAGAACCATCTATCAAGAAACTGGTGGCAGTAATCCCCATTTCTTTGAGAATAATAGACAATATTATGTTACTAAGTGGGGTGGAGATTTTGGTTCTGAATTATACCAAGCACCCACTTTGATTGATAGTCGTGAGGGAGAATTAGAGAAGATTCTTCATTGGAAAAGTAGATAATGCCAATCCTTGAGAAAGTCTCCCAAGATGACCTTATTCTTTATGAAATTATGAGAAATCCGGTCTTATTTGGTGAGTTCATTTATAATGTAGATAAACTAGAGTCAGAAGATAGCTTTAAACTTGACATTTATCAACAAGAATTTCTTTGTGATTTCAGTAGTTATGTTTCTTTTATGGCTGCTCGTGCAGTTGGTAAAACCGTGTCGTTGTCTATAGAACTCATCTGGTTGATGGTTATGAACATCTTTCCAGAAGACTACTTAGTTTACTCGGTTCCAAATAAAGTACATCTAGAACCTGTTTTTGCTAATCTAACAAGATTGTTTCGTTCCAATTCTTTACTAAAACATTTTATAGAACCAAAAGGGGGAATAAATGGTTCTGAATTCTCAATAAAACTTCTAAATCAATCTAAATTAATTTGTCGTATTGCTGGACAAAGTGGAACTGGTGCTAATGTTATTGGTTTGCATAGTCCCTTTGTAATCGTAGATGAAGCTGGTTATTATCCTTGGGGAACTTGGGTTGAGTTACAACCAACTCTAAACACATGGCAACTTGGTTTTCGACTTTCAGTAGCAGGAGTTCCTACAGGTTTAAGAGAAAATAATGTTCTTTATCATGTTGATGAAGAAAATACAAACTACTCAAAACACAGAGTCACCGCTTATCAAAATCCTAGATGGGGAGAAGAAGATAAAAATAGAGCTATTGAACAATATGGTGGAGAAGATTCAGATGATTATGTTCATCTAGTATTAGGACAACATGGTAGACCAATCTTTGCTCTATTTGATAGAGGAACCTTTGATATTCAAGTTTATCCTATTTGGAAATTAGAAATAGATGGAATTAGACTTTCAGATAATTTAATAGAAGTAATAAGTAGATTGGGAACTATTCCTGGTTTACCAAATAAAAAAAATGTTTGCTTGATGGGAATAGACTTAGGATATACGGAACCCACCGCTATTTGGATAAACTATATTGATGATTTTGGAAGGATGAAGTTTCACGCTAAGATAAAATTAACTAAGGTTTCTTATCCTCTTCAAGAAAAAATAATAGACATGCTAGATACAAAATTTGAACCTGTAGTTATAGGAATTGATAAAGGAAGTGCTGGTATTTCAGTTATTCAAAATCTTATAGAACATAAAGATTGGACACACAAAAATTATCAGAACAAAATAATCCCAATTGATTTTTCATCTTCAATGGTTTTAGGAATTGATAAAGATGGAACCGAAATAAAACAAAAAACTAAACCTTTTACAGTTTCTGTATTACAAGATTTTACTATTAATAAAAGATTGATATTTTCTTCTACTGATATGGAAATGATAACAGAACTAGAAAGAATGACCTATTCTAAAACTCCATCTGGAGAAATAGTTTATAAGACTTTAACAATTAAAGGCGGTAAAAAAGGTGAAGACCACTTTACCTCTGCTCTTCTATGTGGAGTTTCCGCTTATTATTTGACTAATGAATTTTCTTTTCTTAAAAGAGATAAGGTAAGATTAATTAGTCCACAATGGGTGTAAATTATGACAGCAAAGAAAAAAGATGTCCAAATAAAAGTTGAATTAAAAGAAGCTAAAGCAGTGGCTGAACCCAAACCAGTAAAATTCGCTGAGGCTCAATTAATGAGTTTAGACCAACCATACTATATGCTCAATCCTTGGAGATTAACCCCAGATAGGATGAGAGACATAGATTTTCAAGAGTATGCAAAAATTATAAAGAAGTGTAGATTTTATTATAGAAAAGACGCTATGGCTTCTACAACTATTAATAAAATGATTGATATTGGTATTACAGAAATATTATTTTCTAAGAATAAACTTAGTGATAATGAATTTAGAATATTTGAGGCTTTAAAACCTAGTTTATTTCGGTACGCTAGAGAACTAGCTCTAGAATATTTAATTTCTGGTTTAGTTGTTCCAGAGATTAGTTATGGTGTTAAAAACAAAGATGAAATGAGACTAATGAGAATGGAGGTTAAAAAA